GAAAACGGATTTAACCAACAATCATTTGACAATTTACCGGAGGATATCAGAGCCGCTTATAATAACGGTAGTTATAATAATGTGTTTCGGATTATCCACGGAGTGATGCCGAGAGCTGAATATGTTAAAGGCGCTTTGGGTAAAAACGGTTGTAAATATATTGGCTATTGGTTTACCGAAAATTCAAAAAACTTTTTCAAGACCGAAGATTATAAGGAATTGCCGATTGCGGTGGCTAGAGCTATTAAACTGCGTGGCGAAATTTATGGCCGGGCATCAGGCACAATGTTAATCAGCTCAATTCGCTGTATTAATGAGGCGGTGGCTCAATCCATGAACGCTATGGCCAAAATGGTAAGCCCACCAATCGGGATCTTAAATACCGCTCTGTTTGGTGATGATGTGGTTGATACCTCAGAAGACGGATTGACCGTATTAAACGCGGCTAAATTGCAAGGAAACCAACCGATTTATCCGATGATTGATGTTGGCGATCCATCCAAACTGGTCCAATGGTTGGTGCCTTATCTAAATGAAAAAATCGCAACCGCCTTTAAGATTGATATTTTGCTCGACTTTTCGGCACAATCTGACATGACAGCTACCGAAAGCCTACAACGATTTTCAATCCGTGGGCGCTCGATATCCGGTATGATATTAGCGCAAAAGGTTGAGTTGTTTGAGCCTTTGATTAAAAGATGCGTTGCTATTTGTATGGATAAAGGCGTATGCGGTATTAATCCTGATGATACCAAATTGGTTGCCGAGATGACCGAGCTTGGAAGAGTTGAGAGAATTATTCCCGAAGCGGTTATGCAATGTATTAAAGAAGGAAAGCGGTGGTATAAAATTCATTTCAATAATGAAGTGGAGAAACTTGGTAAAACCGATAAGGTCGATGACTTAATCAAGCTTATTAATGTGGTTACCTCCATGGCGACACTTTATCCGCAAATTGTTGAGGCTATTGATTGGTATGGATTATTGGCTGATATTACCAAAGCTTTGGGAAGTTCGGACAACCTGATTTCAGCGGATGCCTTCAAAGAAGCGGTTGTTGCCCAGGCTCAAGCCCAGGCTCAGGCTTTGCAGGCACAAACTAACCAAATGGATGCCAAAGCCACCCGCGATAATGCCCTGGCTCTAAAAGATATGAGCGGAGGTATGAATAATGGCCAGTGAAATGGAAAAGCTTTTTGAATTGCCGTTTGAGAAAATTAAACGCGAGAGAGAAGAGCAAGAAAAAAAAATCTTAGAAAAATTAGAAGAGTTAAAGCCGGTAGCCAACCGGCTTTTTTCAACAGAGGATGGCAGAATTTATGCCCGGGCCATGATTAGGGCCTGCCGTCTTTTGGAGGTTGAGAGAGGAATTTTGAAAGCCGAAGAGCTCCAAGCCCTGCAAGCACAAAAGGACTTTGTCAACTTGTTTTTAACCAAGCTCATAAACCGTGAAGTGTTTATGGACATTATTAAAGGAATATAACTATGGAAAACGATTCTGATGTCGGTACGACACAACCAGAAGAAACCACAAATACCGCTCCTTCAACCCCGGAATTTGCTGTTCCGGACGAATATAAAGAAGAAGGATGGACCAATAACATTAAATCCTATGATGATTTATGGAAAATGAACGCTAATGCGCAAAAGATGATCGGTAAAAAATCTTTGTTGCCCAATGAAAGTTCGAGCGATGAAGAGTGGAACGGTTTTATCTCAAAAATGAGACCTTCAAGCGAAACCGATTATGCGCTTGAGTTTGACGACGAACAGGAAAAGGCCTTTTTTGAGAAGGCTTTTTTTGAAAACGGCGTTTCAAAGAAACAGGCTCAAGCTATTGCTAAAGCTTATAAGCAAGCAAGTGAGGCGGTTAATGCTGAGATGTACGACAAAGCCGGTTATGACAAAATAATGACAGAGCGTTTTGGCGATAAGTCCGGTGAAGTACAAAAGGCAGTTACCGATTTGCTTACAAAAGAGCTTTCGAAAGAAGATCAGGCCGCAATTGAAGCTATGCCGAACAATATTGTCGGTGTGCTTTATGGTGTGGTCAATACTTTGCGTGAGCGTTTTGCCATTAAAGACAGTGATTTGGCGGCCGGAAACCCGAGTTCGAGTACCGGTGGTAAACCGGACTTCACCGGATTTGCCAAGGCGGTGGATGATCTTAATCACCGTCCACACTCAATGGCTGATATGGAAGCTCTCAAAGCTAAATTTAACATCAAATAGGAGAAAATGAAAATGTCTTTATTAGTTTTAAGTGTTAGCGGATCTTTCCGCTCTAATGGAAAAACAATCGACTATACCGACCTTAAAATGGAAATGCCGGTTTGCGAACAAGGATGGGTGCAATCGCACGCCATGAATCGCATTTTGCCGACTGCGGCCGAGGCGGCTTATGGAATGAGAGTTGACAGCGTGTCAACCATGTATATCGACGGCCAGGAGATTATCGATAAGAGAGTTGTTAAAACTCAAATACCGGCTATAGAAAAACAAGAGGTTGAAGAAGAAGTCGAAGAAAACGGTAAAATGAAAAAGGTTAAGAAAACCGTTGAAGTTGAGGTTATGAAAGAAGAGGAAAAGGAAGAAGTGGCCAAACCTCTTTGCTGTGGTAAGAAAATCAAAAGCCTTAACTGGGATGAGATCCAACATTTTGCCATTATGTACAATTTAATTGCTGTGCCGTTGCCAAAAACAACTGATTTGCGCACAGCAAGAGAGTTCGCTTATCGTGAATACATGGCCCATATTAAGGGAACTGGATCCGATAAGTTTGATTATGCGGCGGCACCGGATATGACGATACCCGATGTAGCCGAGAGCACCGCTGAGGTAAAGTCCAACGCTAAAGAAGTGTTGGAAGGTACCGACCTTATCGGTGAGGAAACAAAAGAGGATAAAGCTTAATTTTAAGCTCCCTCGCAAAAAGGTTGTGAGCTCGAACTTATACGGGCTAGGAAATCCTTTAAAAGGACAACTTCCGAAATAAAAAACAAATTTGGTTTAATTTTATTTTGGAGAAAAAAGCAATGGTAGAAATTGCAGGTGATGGCGGTATCGATCAGGTAGCCGCCACTAATTTTGAGAAGAACTTTTTAGTTCTTGCTCAACAAAAGCAATCTCGCTTGGAAGCAAGCGGTGTTGTTAGATTTTTGCCTACCGATGGTAAATATAATACTTTGCCTCGTATGGGTAAATTGGAATTAACCGAGGTTAACCAACGCAATCCGTTGAAACAATACGCTGATTATTCCGTTGATAACAGAATGTTGCGTAAACGTCGTTTTACCGCAACAGTTTTGTTGGATGAAAAGCAAGATGTTAACGAATTGTTAACCGATCCTTCAAGCTACATCATGGAAAACTTGTTGGCCGCTAAAAATCGTGTGGCTGATATTGTTTATGCCAGAGCCGCTATCGGACCGGTTATGGTTGGATCTCCGAACGGTCCTCAAAGCTATTTGTCTGCCGCAAATGATGGTGTTCAAACCATTGTTGCAACATCAGGCATGAACTATTCAACTTATACTTCTATCATTCAGTCATTTGTTAATAGCGATATTCCTTATGACATGATTGAAAAAGCTAAGTTGTTGATTACCGGTAAAGAAAATACCGCTTTGATGAACGAGGATAAGTTCATTAACAACTTGTACACGACTGCTCGTCCGGTTGATACAAGCAAAGTTAAATCAATTGGTGAATTTGATGTAATCTTGTTCGCTGGATCGGTTAACGGTGTTAATACCGTCGCTAACCCTATTCTGGTTGAAGCAAGTGGTACTCGTCACTGCTTGGCTTTGGCTCCGGATGCAATTGCGGCTTCGGCTCGCTTGGCATCATTGCGCATTGAAAAATCTAACCGTCATGTAAACTCTAAAGAGTTAACAATTGACTACTGGATTGATGCAATGCGTACTGAGGGCGCTCGTGTTAAAGACATTACGACAACTATCTAAGTATAAGGAGAAACGAAATGGCTTTATTTGAAAATGCACTCAGCGTTGCTAAACCTTTGGATCCGTCTTTTACTGTCGGTAAAAAAGTCCGCACAGTAAATGCCGTGATCAATACAGGCTCAACTTCGGCTAACGGCGATGTTTATATTTTGGCTAAAGGTTTACCGGCTACCGCCCGTATTGCCGGTATCTTTTTACCGAAAGGATCTGCCGCTGTTACCGGTTTGTCTGATGTTGACTTCGGATTTTACGCAAGTCATACATCTGAAAGCTTGGATGGCAACGGAAACTTAGTCGTTAATAATACCGTAATTGATAAAGACGCTTTGGCTGACGGCGTTACTTTTGCATCAGCTAAAGGCGCAATTGATTTGTTAGGTGATAATGTTTCTAACTTTGATCCGACCAAATCAATCGGTGAATTGTGCTCTTTGTCTGCTCAAGACTTCCCGGCTCATGGTGTGGATGTCTGCGCAACTTTGAACGCAGTCGGAACAGCAACCGGCAAGATTTATGTTAATATCTTGGTTGCTGAGGACTAAGGATAAAAAATAAAGGAAGGGGTGACTTAAAAAAGTCGCCTCTTTCTTTTTATTAAAAAAGAGGAAAGCTTTATGGAAGTTAAAACACAAGTTGCAAACCTAGCCTTGGCCAGATTGGGCAACAAAGGCAGTATTGAAAATTTGGATAACCCAAAAAAGCAAGTCGAGATTGTTTGCTCTAAATGGTGGGATGTGAGCCGTAAAACTGCTTTAAGGTACATGATGCCTTCTTTTGCCCGTAAAAGAGATATTTGGGCGCAAGACGAAAGCTATCATCCGGCTTTTGGCTATTCAAAAGCTTATTTATACCGCTCGGATTGTTTGAAAGTTTTGGGAATTGGACCAATCAACCAAAAATGCAATGACTATGCGATTGAAGATAACCATATTTTGACCAATGATTTGTATGAAGATGGATTGCCGGTGCGCTATGTGGCTGATATAACAGATGTTTCTAAATTTACACCGGATTTTATCGAGCTGTTTTCTTGGGTTTTAGCCAGAGATATTGCCCCGGAGCTCGAATATTCAACCGAGCAATTTCAATTGATAGAGAAGATTTTACCAGAAAAAATTATGGAGTATTGCGGTGTGGATGGTCAAGAAAACAAACCGATCAGAATTTCACACTCGAGATTGCAAATCGCCAGACTAGGACTTTGGCCAGTTGGGGAGAATAAATACTAATGCCTCAGATGTTAATCAATAACTTTACCAGAGGACAGCTCGACCATGACTTGAACGGTCGTTTTGATATGCCGTTTTATGCCAATGGTTTTGAGGTTTGCCGTAATTTTGTATCAAACTATAAGGGAAATATTAAATTTCGCACCGGACTGGCAATGATCAGCGCTGTTAGAGGAAACGCACCGGCGGTGTTGCATGAATTTAAGTTTAATACAAGCCAGGCTTATTTACTCGAGTTTACCGAGGGATATTTGCGCTTTTACACCTATGATGCCCAAGGTAACTTTGGCTATGTGGTGGATGGCGGTGGCAATATTGTTGAGCTAAACACCGGAATTACACTTGCCCAGGCGCAAACCATTAAAACTGCGCAAAATGCCGATGTGATGTATATTGTAGCTAAGGGAATTAACCCGAAAAAGCTTAAAAGAACATCAGCCAACACCTTTACAATTGAAAATGTGGTGCCGACCGGGTTGGATTTTTCAACTGCCGGTTATCCGCAAGCGGTGGCTTTTTACTCAGCCCGGCTTTGGTATGGTGGATTTGATAAAGAGCCTTTGAAAATATATGGCTCAAAGTCAACCGATTATGATAATTTTACCATACCGGCAAGCCCGAAAGACGAAGATCCGCTGAAACTGACTTTATCTGATATTACCGATCCTATTACCTGGATTGACGGTGGAAATAAAAACCTTTATGTCGGGAACTCGGAAGGAGCGACGGTGGTCAACGGTGGAACTGATGGACAGCCGATTACCTCAACCGCGGTTGAAGGACATTTGGCCAACCATGAGGGAAGCTATTCTTGTATGCCGGTACACAAAGACAGCCAGGTATTTTATGTTTCAAATGATCAACGCGTTGTTTATATGTTTGATTATGATTTGATGACTGAGAAATTTAAGGCGGCCGATCTGAATTGGTTAAGCCAGGAGATTACCAAAGACAAAATTAAACGCTTGGCCTATAAAAAAGACGGCAATTATAATATGTATGCCTTAACCGAGGCCGGACAATTGCTTGTTTTGCTGTATAACTCAGATGAAAGCATTAACGGTTGGTTTGAACAGAAAACAAACGGAGAGATTGTTGATATTTGCACGGTAACCAGACCGGATGGCAAAAGCGACCTGTTTTGTGCGACTTTGCGCAACGGAAGCTATTATCTGGAGCGCTTAAGTGATGAGATTGAGTTTAGCAAATTCTATGACACGGTTTATTTTGCAAGCGATACGGAAAAGGAATTTTATAACCGCTTGATTGCCGAAGAATTAAAAGACTGTGTTTATTTGGATGCGGCTCAGATTTATGAGAGTAAACAAAATGTTTCAATAAGTTACACACCGAGTAACGATACGGAAGGTATTATAACAGCGGCAAGCAATGTTTTTGATGCCACTCATGTCGGACATAATATCGTTTATAAAACCAAAACCGGTAGAGAATATGGCTATTTTGAAATTACCGCGTTTGTGAGCGCAACGGAAGTTAATGTTAAACTGTTGAGCGAAAGTTATTATCCGTCCACCTGGAATGAATGGTATATCAGTTTTGACAGTATATCCGGGTTAACACCGTTTGCCGGACAGACGGTAAGTGTTGTTGCTGATGGAGGATATTACGGAGATGTGGAAGTGGATAACTCCGGAAACCTGTCCATCGACAGACAAGCAACGGTTATTTGCCTGGGTATTCCTTATACCGGCATTTTGAAAACATTTAACCTGGGTATGTATGCGGAAGGAATGAATTATCAGACAGTCGGCAAGCGTATATCTGAGTTTGTATTGCGGTTTGTGAACTCTTGCGGTGTGAAGATTGGAACAGATCTTTCGGCTATGCAGGATGTACAATATTTTGTACCGCAAGGATTTATGGATTTGCCGCCTTTACCGATGGATGGTGATGAGAAAAGATCAGTCGGAGACGATAATTATAATTGGAAAGAGATTTTTGTTGTCCAAGACAAACCGCTACCAATGAATTTGACAGTTATTCAATATAATATTGATTTTGGGAGGTAAGCCATGGTGTTAGCAGTTGCCGCGGCCGTTGTGGCCGGATTGAACGTCGCAAGCGCAATCGGAAACTATAATTCAGCTAAAAGCCAAGCAAGGCAAACAATACAAGAAGGCGAGATTGCCGCCGAGAGAAGAGCGGACGAAATATCTAAACTGGCAAGCCGACAAAGAGTGCTTTATTTGGCGGCCGGATTGGAGCTCGAGGGAACACCGCAAGCGGTGGTTGATGATACTTATAATACCGGTATAGCCGATGTGAGGGCGATCCGGTCAAGCTATAATCAACAGGCTAAAAACATTATTAAACAAGCCAGAGCCAATTTGCTCGGCGGTTTGGCTAATGCCGGAGTGAGCGCCTTTAATATGTATAATATGGGGGGCTCATCTTTGGCCACTGACAATGTTACCGACAATGTGACCTTTACCAATGCAAGCTATCAGGGATCCGGATTAAACAACAGTGCATTTATTGGCGGAAATAAATTTCAGGCTCAGCAGAGCGCAACACAAGCAAGACTAAGCAGTATATTATAAGAGGGGTTAAAATATGGTTAATATTCCTACAACTGACAGGCAGTTTTATGATACCACAAAAAAAGTGAATACTTTGGCCACTTTTTCCGGTGCGCTTCAACCGGCGGCAGAAAATCTGCGTAAAACCTTGGTTGAGCAACAAAACATAAGAATTGAAACCAACGCCACCAAGGGCAGAGCTGAGGCTGATGAGTTTGTAAGAGGATTGCAACTCAAATATCAACGCACGCCAAATTCACCGGAATATAAATCAGAGCTGAAAGAGGGATTAAACAATATTTGGAAAAAATATGGCCAAGATATTGATCCTTTGATGCAGGGCCAATGGGGGCAAATGACCAATAAACTAAACCTGGCTTATGATACGGCAAGTAATGACTGGGCTTGGAAGCAAAGACAAGAAAACGCTAAACTTGATTTGGCTGATGGGATGAATGCCAATTATAATTTAGCTCTTAATGCCGGTAAGGCCGGAAATGTTAAAGGCGCGTTAGATAACTTTGAATATTCTTATAATCAGCTTTTTGAAGCAACAGCCAAGAATTTGGGCGAAATGGAAGCTAAAAAACTAATGGCTGATTATGAAGAGGAATATAAGACCAATTTTGTATATGGATTGGCTGAGAGAAACGCAGAAGCGGCAATCAAATTATTGAAACAGCCGGAGTTTGCTAACTCTTTTAAGAAAAAAGATGCTTTTGACGTCATGACAAAAGTCGCCCATCGGGCTAAAGCTATTCAAGACTATAATAATCAGGTTAAAGAAGCGAGCAATGAGCGTAAATTAACCCAAGAGCTTGATAATCTTCCGGCCGCTGAGGCAATCGCTCTTTTGGACCAAGCAGAGGATAGTGTAAGTGATAAATTTTATAAGGCTAAGAAAAAAGCTCTTTTATCCTCGCTCGGTATTACAGCAGAAACCCAGGCGGAAGTTGCGGCAGATATTTTGCTTGATATTGCCGGAATTGAAAAAGATAACGACAATGTCGAGGAAGGAACTATAAAATATTTTAAGCAGACAACGGATATATTAGCTAAAATAAATAATGAGTATGCCGCCGGAAGATTGAGTTTTAAGGATTATAAACGCTTACAAAACAGCGTTTACACACAAGAAGGTAAAAACATCCAAAATTTGAGAGAAAATGAGGCGGACGATAAATGGTGGCGATGGGGCGATTTTACCTATAAAGATGCCAACGAATATATTAATGAAAATTATTCCGGAAACGATAAAAACCAATTGCTACTTGATTATTTTCGGAATGTTGATGGCCAGGATTACACCTCTGACCAGAAGAGGCAGTTTTTGAAAAACAAAATAAATGAGTTAAAAAATAACAACCTCAATCGCGCCATCAACGGTTTGAGGGTTGGAGATGTTGTCGGTGGCTATCGCTATAAGGGCGGTGATGCTAACGATCAAAACAATTGGGAGAAAATATAATGGTTAAACCTTGGGAAATGAATTGGGATAATCAAACACAAGAAATAAGCGCTAAACCTGCGCAACAGCCTTGGGAAAAAGATTGGACCGCGGCCAAACAAGCCGCTATGGCAAATGACAACATCAACCCAAAAGATTATAACGGTATGGACCTGGTTGGCAAAGATGGCGAAGATGCTAAACCTTTTGAAAAAATGCAACTCTTTATGGATAAACTCTTTACTTTTGAGGTAAGATCCGGGAAAGAAGTTGAGGAAAAGCAGAAAAAAAATAAAAACATTCAAGCTCTTGAAAAAATAAGACAAGAGCCTTGGAATAGCGTTAATTGGAAAGAGGTCGGTAAAGCCGGTGCCAGAAGCTTTTTGGAGATTGGTAAGGGTGTCACCGCTCATCCTTTTAAAATATATGGTGATTGGATGCGCGATGAACGCGACCAATCCTTAATGAGTGCAAGAGAAAAGCTCGATGTTAAATATAATAATATGTTGGCCGACAGCTATATAAAGCTTGGTAATTATATTGAAAAGTTTTGGGATTGGGGCTTGCAATCAGAATGGTTGAAACCAGATGAAAATATTTTTAAGGGCTCTTTTGTGGAAAATCCAAGTTTAACCAGAGCTCTATCTGCGGCGGCAAGCGGTGTTTCTTCAATTGGTTGGTTTGGCGGAGTGGCTAAAATAACTGGATCAAGAGGGGTGGCAAGTGCTTTATTAGCCTCAGCCGATGCCGATGATATCTACTTTGAAGCAAGAGAAAAAGGGAAAAGCCAAAATAAAGCTCTCGGCCTTTATGCGGCTGGAACAGCCGGAACGGCAGTTTTGGAAAAATATGGATTTGAGCAGATATTTAACCAAAGGGTTACAGCACCGCTCGCTAAGAGAGTTGTAAAATCGATGCTATCCGAAGGTTTAACCGAAGGCGGCCAAACTTTGTGGCAAAATCTGGTTAAGAGAATTGGCTATAATGATGCGCAAGAACTCATGGAAAATGTTATTGAAAGTGTTATTGGTGGATCTTTAAGCGGTGGCGTAGTTAGCGCGGCTGATGGTGGATATATCAAACTGCAACAAACACGAGATAAACTCAAGGCCCAAGGTATGAGCGATGCCGATCTTGATACAATTCAGGAAGCTATTGGAGAAGAGCTTGGTAAGCATGGAGATACGGTTAACGCATTATTTCAAGAGCGTATTGATGGTGCATTAAATAAGTTTGATGAGTTTATTAAAGCTAATGAAGGCACCGAGCAGGCAAGAAAAGCCATTCAAACCAAGGCAGAACTTGAAGAAGTTTATAACCAGATAAACGATGCATTAATAAAAGATGCTAAAGTCAATCCGGAAAAAGCCAATGCTTATGCAAAGATTTGGCAAGGTATTGCGCTTTGGGGCGCAGAAGAAACCGGAACATCACCTTTGGCCTTTATGGAACAGCACGCTCCACAAATCAAAAAAGAGATTTTTGCGCAATTTTCAGGACAAACAAAGGATGTGTTAGACGGTGATTATATCCCGTTTCAATTTGCCGGGGAAAATGCAAGAACGGCCGATATTTCCGGATTAGATCAAGCTAAATCTATGTCCGATGTTGGTTATGACAGCGAATTGATCAGAGGACAAACAGGTTGGTTTAAGGGTGTTGATGGCAAATGGCGGTTTGAGATAAGCGATAAAGATGCAACAATAAATAAAGATGCTTTTGATAAAGCAAGCACACTAGAAGATCTTTATACCAAAAGAGACCAACTTTTAGACGATATAGAAACATTTAAGAAAGAAAGAAAAAACAATAATGATGCTTATCCCGAAGGTTATTTAGATGATTTAATAAGTAAGCGTTATGATGAAATCGAAAAGATTGATTATGACATAAGCCACGGTTTTGTCTCTAATTATGAAATTACATTAGGCGAGCTATTAAATCATGATAAACTTTTTAATGCTTATCCGTTCTTAAAAAACATAACAGTAGAAGTACAAAGATTAGAAAATTTAAGCAGCGGTGGATATTCAAAGAAAGACAATACTATTTATTTAGATTCTCGTACTCTTGAGGGAGACGAAATAAAATCCGTCCTAATGCATGAAATTCAGCACGCAATCCAAGATTATGAAGGGTTTAGCCGTGGCGGTAATATGGAACTTGCCAAAGCTTATAGAAAAATAATCAAAACAAAAGAGGCTAAAGATTTTCATAAGGCATTAGAAAGAAAAATTACCGAAGCTATGGTTGAGCAGTTAAAAACTGACGGTATAAAAAAAGAGGATGCTGATAAGTTATCAAAGGCTTATGGCAAATACTTAAATGCTATTTTTGATGATAGCATAGATGTTCAAGAAGGAAATAAGATTGAAAAAGAATACTATAATCTTTTGGATCAGTTAGGTGTTAGTTTCGATCAGATTGAAAATGCTTACAAGACAATTCGTGATGAGCGTGATTTGTGGCAAGAAGCTGTTGATGAAACAAAGTCAAAATTGTCTGATGCTGATGCTTACGAAATTTATAAGGCTTTCGCCGGTGAGGTTGAAGCTCGCAACACCCAAGCTAGAATGAATATGAGTGAAGAAGAGCGCCAAGCCAAAACACCTGAAAGCACGCAAGATATTAAAAACGCTGATGCATTGGTTGTGTTTCCGGATGGAACAGAGGTGGTGTATAAAAACATATATAATCCTGATAAAGTAAGCATTAAAAATGGCATTGTTGATTTGACCAATGCTTTTGAAAAATCACCCAAACCAAAAGATGTTCGTAATTATTTGAAAGAAGTATTGAAGTTTGGTAATGAGTTTTTACCTCTTTCAAAAGATTGGGTTATAGACGTAAAGAATAATGCCAAGAAAAGAAGTCATATATCTATTCCAAACCACTGGAATAATATGTCTGATAGCCAAAAGAGAGAGCATAATAAATATGCTATGGCTTTTAAGTATTTGATTGAAAATGCTGAATATGTTAGCTCACAAAACAACAAAAAAACGGAAGAAAAACAGGATATTGCAAAATATCATTATTTTAAGACTACCGTTAAAATTGGCGATCATATTTTTGATGTTATTTTAGATACGGAACAAAATGTAGGAGAGAAGGAAGATAAACCACAAACAGTTCATTTATACAACTTAGAGGATGAATCGGTTAAGAGGGCAAGCCTCGAAAGAAATACCAAAACATCCTCTAAAGATAGTATCTCACAAAATGGGGAAAATGTCAATAGTGAAAAAGTACAGTTCCAAGGCGGTGAGAATACCACTCGCAAAGTTGCGCCAAGGGGAGCTTATGTTGACCGGGTGCTTTATTTGTTTGAAAACGCTGATGCCTCAACCTTTATGCATGAAACTGCCCACTGGTTTTTTGAGGAGTTGGCTAACCTTAATACTGCTAAAACAAACGAAATGAGGGCTAAAATTGATGAGTGGGCCAACAATGAGTTTGATAAACGCTATAAGGTTATTGAAACAGAAAACGGCTTTGCGGTAGCTGATAAAACCGGAAATATTGTCTATGGTGAGGACCAGGCCTTTAATACACTTGAACAAGCCCGTGATTATGCTAAAAATGAGCTTTTCGCTCGGGGTTTTGAACAATATTTGCGTGACGGAAAGGCTCCGAATAATTATCTGAAAGAGGCTTTTAGAAGCTTTTTAAACTGGCTTAGGAGATTGTATAAGGCCGCTACCGAGCTTAATGTTGATCTTAATGACGATATTAGGAATGTTTTTGGCCAGATATTAGGTGGAGATAACCTCGATTTTTATTTGGAAGCTCCGGTTGATGAGATATTGCAACATAATTTTGAGATGAATAAGGATCGCCAGAAGGCTAATGATGATATTATTTCAGATGCTCTTAATAATATGAGTGCCGATACTTATTCTGATGTGTGGAAATATGAGCTCCACGATCTAAAAAAGGCCGCTCAAAGCACAAAGCGCATTTATAAAGAAAAGCGCGAAATGGTTAAAAAAGCCGGTGGTGATTTGATTGATAAAATCATTACTCCGATTGATACGAGACTAAACCGGATTAACCCAAAACTAAAAAACCGCATGGTTAATTATGAGGCTAGATTAGGAATTAAGCTTAATAATTACTATCGCCAAATTAAACCGTTTATGGATATTTGGAAAACTTTTTCAAGGGCCGATCTGACAGCTTTTGATTTAGCCTTAAAGAACGGTTACATGCAAAAGCAACTTGAAATAGTTAATAAATACAATGCCTACAATGAATTTGTTGCGGTTAAAAATGTTTTGGCTAATATTTTTGATAATGCAACACAAGCCGGTATTGAGCTCGGTTATTTGCCGGATTATTTTCCGAGAGCGGTTAAAGATGCTAATGCCTTTTTACAATATTTAGAAGGTGATGCGGCATTTTCACCATTGCGCAGACAGTTGGATGCCTGGATTGAAGAGCAACGCGAAAACAATCTTGAGCCAACACCGGAAGAAAAGATTGAATTTATTAACCGTTATATGATGGGTTTCCGTCGTAATGAGAGTATTCGTCCTTTGCCTGGGAACACTAAGGACAGAATGATCGATATTATCGATAAAGACATGAATAAGTTTTATAAACCGTCGATGGATGCCTTAATAAGCTATATTGAAGGTATGAATGCCGCTATTGAGCAACGCAAACTCTTTGGCCGTGATGCGAAAAATATTGCCAATACAATCGGTGCCTGGGTTGATGAGCTTATGGCTAACCAAGAAATTACCCCGGAACAAGATGAGGAAGTGCGCCAAATCTTTGCGGCGCGGTTTTCTCAACGTGGCGTTAGCAATAAATATATAGCCTTCGCCAGAGATGCAAGCTATATTTATACAATGGGCGGTATTAACTCAGCAATTACTCAGTTTGATGATATTTTCATGAGTATTTATGAAAATGGAGTGTTTGAGAGCGGTAAAGAACTGTTTGCCGACAATATCGAAGGATTGAGCAGACAAGATTTGGGATTAGAGAGTATTGGCCAAGAATATTCTGAAAAATCCTTAACCTCTGAATTGGTAAATAAAACATTTAAGCTTACCGGGTTGGATAAAATCGATAGCTTAATGAAAACTAAATATACCAATGCCACTTTTAAGAAGTTTCAAAAGATGGCTAAAGAAGATCCGGAAGCTTTAAGGGAGCGTATCGAGCCGATTATGGAGGAACTAACCCCTAAAGTTATGGAAGATTTGAGAGAGGGAAGAATAACCAGGATGTTCAAGTATT